ACTCTTGATGGGTCAAATCCCTTTTGAATAAACGCGCTAATTGGTAAGCGATAAAATATTGCACCGTTTTCCATAATAGCATGAAATAATATAGCCCTACCTGTAAGAGCGCTAAGACCAAAGATAATGCAGTCTTCAACTTCTCCCCTATGTTTTTTAAGATCATAAAGATACTCTCTTTTTATTTGTGCGTAAGTTGGTGGTATGTTTACATTCAAATATGCCATTCATCATTTATACACTTTTTTTAAAACATGTCATCAGGTTCGTCGGATATATCGCCCCAGTTATCTCCTACCTCGTAATCTACTTTGTTAGGTACTTTTAAACTAACACAATTTTCCATAATTTCTGTTATTCTCGCAGACTGTTGTTTGGACTCTACGGAGATATCTAATTCATCATGTAATTGTATTAAAGGTGTTATACCTTCAGCTCTTAAATCAATCATTGTTTTCTTTGTCATGTCAGCAGCTGATCCTTGTATTAATTTATTTAAAGCTTTATATGTAAAAGCTCTCCTAATTCCTGGTCCGTGTTCCTTGATTGCATCTTCATGTTTCAAAGGTTTATGCACACCAAAATAATTTGGCTCCCACAAATTAAATCTGCATCTACGACCAAGTAAAGTTCTTATCTTCCCTGAATCTTGTGCTCTATTCATTACTTGTTGTATTAATTGTTTTACAAATGGAACTCTTTTATGATATTTATCTAATACCACTTGTGCATCTGCATCATTATATCCAAGAGAGTTTGCTAATTTAGCTTTACCCATACCATAAAACAAACCAAGATTAATTGTTTTAGCTTCAGATCTGTCTATATCTGCTATTTTAGCTACAATCTCATGAAAGTCCGCTTTTCCTTTTTCATACTGTTCTGCAATAGAAGCCACTCCAAGGACTCCAGGTGTACTTAGAGCAAAATGCACTACCAACCTAGGCTCTTGCTGTGAATAGTCAAAACAACCCCACTTATGGCCCTTCTCAGGCACAAATATAGACCTTACTCCTGCTCCAATATCTGTGTAATTTGGAATTTGTTGTAAATTTGGATTTGAATAAGAAAGTCTCCCTGTAACTGTCCCTCCAAAGTCTCCTTTTAATTGATGTATATCAGAATGAATTCTACCATTGTATACAAACTTTTTTAAGGAATCTACAAAAGTATTTCTTAGCTTGTCTGCTTCTCTTGCACTATTGATGGCTCTTAGTACAGGGTCTTTGTGATTTTTTAAATAATTTTTTGTAAACGAAGGCTTGCCAGTTTTCTCTGTTCTATCAAAATCACTTATGTTTCTAGCAATACATGCTTTTTCAATGCTAGATGCAGCCCATACTTCAGGATAAAAACCTATTTCTTCATGAACTCTTTTCATATAAGCATCATAATTTTTTTGTAATGTAGATTCTACTTTTTCAATTTGATCTTCATCTACTCTAACACCTTTTAGTTTCATGTCTAATAAACATGGGAATACTTTTTGTTCTAATTCTACAATAGCATGTAAGTCTTGTGAGTTTATTTCTTTTTTAAATTCTTGCCACAAAGCTAAAGTTATTTCAGCATCTTGTTCAGCATACTCACCTACATACATCGCAGGTAACTTGTACATTTCTGCTTTGGGATCAACACCCCATTCTTTTGCAGCTTCTTTCAATGCAGTTTCATTTTTACCCATACCAACATAATCATTTGCAACAGAATTTAAATCATATCTAAATCTGTTTTCATCAACTAACGATGCAACTACCATCGTATCTACAATTGTTCCGTGAGCCTTGAGCCCTAGTCTGTGTATCCAACACATATCATAGATAGCATTGTGAAATATTTTTAAGGTGTCTGTTTTTAAAACATCGGCAAACCAATCAAGAACTTTTTTTCTATTCATGTTAGGTCCTGCTTCGTGAGCTATTGGATAATACCCAGCCCAATCTTTTACAGCTATGGCTATACCAACCACATCACCTTCATTTCTTGTTGATGAAGATCCTTTTGTTTTTAAGTCAGGGTCTTTTGTTTCTAAGTCAATCGAGATCTCATCATACTTTGATAAATCTGGAAAGTGATCAGGCTCTGTCCAATCAGTGTGTTGTTTAAATAGTGTTTTCATTATTCCTCTTTGGTTCATAGATGTGATTTTTTTCTATAAGATGATTTAGTTTATTTTTATTACTAAATGCATATAGAGCTGCGTCGTAATCATATGGAAATATTTCCCAACTTATTTCTCTATGACCTTCTAGATTTGGATAAATTTCCAATCTAAATGTGTATTTTTTTATTTTTACTATTCTAATTATGGGTCTACTTCTCATCTTTCAGTCTTTTTATTTCTAATTCACAATAGTGAATTATCTTCTCTAAGTCTTGTACACCATTTTTTTCAATATATCTACAAACATATTTCACAACATTGCCTTGAAAAAATGTAAGTCCATTTTTTGAAATAAATTCGTATGGTTGAATTGGAAAAAATTTATAATGTGATCCTCCAATTTGTTTGTCTTGTGGAAATGCGTTTTCCAAATCATCTTTATGTGTCATGTTTTCTCCTTTATCTTAAAAATTGTCTTGTTAATAATGGAAACACATTTCTTGTGCTATGTTGATAAATCATCAAATGTTTTTTTGGTCTTGATGTTGCAACATAAGATACTCTGGTTTCCTCATCTTCTTGTTTTCGACTACCACTATTGTAAGATTTTAAAGAGTTTGGTCCCCAATTAGAATCTACAATTACTATGTCAGCCTCCATACCTTTTACAGAATGAATGGGTGCAATTTTTATATTACTTTCTAAGTTATTATCTCTTTCCCAACAATGTCTTAGATAATCATTTAAATGATCATTGTCCCTGAATAATTCACTATTTGTTTCAAATCTTAAAACTTCAAACCACTTTGATTCCACATTACCTTTAAAATAATATTTGTCCCTTATATCTTCAAAACTTAAATATAAATCTGGATCTTGTAATTCTGGTGGCTGTGTATCAGCATGTTCTAAAGCTCCTTTTTTTCCATACTCAATCAAACCAGGTGTTAGTTTTTTAACCATTTTTAAATATTGTTTACCTTGTATGACTCCACCTGAACTTAAAGTATCCCAAGCTTTTATTAATTCTTTTCTACCCTCTTGATCAAAGATGGTTCTAAAAGAAGTGCCCCTGTCATGTGCATAATTTTTTTCTTTAAAAATAAGACCATGATCTATACAAAATTGTTTAAATTTTTGTGCAATAGCATTTGTTCTAGCACACATTATTACATCTGATTTTGAATCAATACTATTTGCTAAAACTCTTAATGAGTCAATAAAACCAAAACTACCTTCTTTTGTTGGATCACATTCAAACCTTGTACCTAATCTGTTTTGTATCTCTCCTTGTATCTTCATTACAACTTTATATACAGCAGGAGGTAGTCTGTATGTTTTGGGTAAAGATCGTACACACTCTTTTTTACATGGCCATTTTTGAAATATCCTAGCATCAGACCCTTTCCAACCATAAATAGATTGGTCATCATCCCCTACAAGAACTAACTCTTCTGTATTCCTAGCTATCTTGGATATTACCTGCCATTCTAATTTAGATAAGTCTTGTGCTTCATCTACTAATACAAGTTTGTACGGTTTAAATTCAATATTTTTTGCTAAAGCTTTTTCTAACATGTCATCAAAATCTATCATTTGATAGTGATTTTTAAATTTTGTAAAGTTTTTATATACATAACTTATCTCAGGTCTTTTATATCTAACCCTAGAGTAGCTAGCGTCTTCATCATAAAAATGAAATATTCTTTGTAGTTGATCTTTTACTATTTTATATTCACCATTTACTTTTATAGCTTTTTCAAAACCTAAAGAGTGTTTTGCTAAACCAATAAGATTCATAATGGCTCCAAACTTTTTATCATGCTCTTCGCTCCAACCCACAGCAATTTCATCAGTGCCATCATAGTTAGTGTCCGCTATCTTAGGCCAATTATCTGGATCTGTTTTTATTAAACCTTTAAAAGTTTTCTTTGCACTTTCATTAAATATTTCATATTGATTTAAGTGATCTTTACAAAACTTGTGTATTGTTTTTATAGACTCTGCTTGCTTTTCAGTTAAAAATAAAGATAGTGTCTTGTCATGTATTGCCCTGTCCTGTAAATTTTCCACAGTCGCTTTTGCAAAACCTATCATTAAAACTTGATCAAAATGCATACCACCTTCAAAATTTATTTTTAGCATTTTTAATATTTCAGTTGTTTTACCACAACCAGGACCACCTAATATTTTGTAACGTCTCTTATAAAACCTATCTATCTTAGTAGTCATTCTCTTGTCTTTCTGATTTAAAGTTTAAAATATCTTGTTCTACTTCTGGTTCTCTACCAAAAGCAACTTCATCTAAAACATATACCCACTTTTTAACACCTTCTTTTATATGAAATTTTTCTCTGCCAATACCTTTACATTTTTGTAACATTTGATGAGTTAAATCCACAGATAACTTCCACTCTTCCATTTGTAAATGTTTATAAAATCCATCAAATATAAATTTACGTTTACCATTACCATCACTAAAAGGTCTGCCCATAATAATTTGTTTTCTATCTTTTGTAATTCTAAGATTAAAACAAAAGTCCTCCAAATGAGATTTTAATTTAAACTCTGGTAAACTTTCCTCTGGTGCATCTATGGGTGTAGCTTTTTGTTGAAGCGTTCTTATTTGCATGTCCCAGTTTTTTATTTTTGGTGGCGTTTTCCCTGTTTGCTCTGTTGCTGCTTCTCTTGCTAAATCTTGTTTAACTAATTCTTTTGAATATAATCTTACTTCATCACCATTAAATCCAAGATACCATATCTTTGGACTTGAAGTTACAAAAGATAAAGGTCCTAGTACTAATTCGTTATCTATTCCTCCACCAATACCTAGTTTTCTTTTTACACACTCCTCTCTGTTGCAGTACGTTTTTAACCAATCTTGATCGCATCTATATTTATAATCTTTTTTATCTCTAGAACCTATTACATTATTAACTTCACTATAACTCATTCCTTTTCCAATTGGCTCAAAGAATTTTTTATTATAATCTAATGTTTTATCTTGCCATTCCTCCGGGTATCTTAGTTTTATATACTTTGTCATATCTAAAAGAACTTCATTTCTTTGACTTTTAGGTACACCAAATTTAGCTAGTGCTTGCATACAAGGAGGACCATCCTGAAACCAATCTCCAGAGTCACCTTCATCTATGTTTGATTTTAATTTTTTAAGTTGTGCAGGAGTGACTTTATTTCTTTCGTAGTGTTCAAAGAACTCTTGAATTGTGGCGGCGCTGCCATCCTCCTTTATCATATAGCGATCTGTATTTTTAAAATCATAGTAAGGTAAATTAATCCAACTACCTGCAGATCCTTTTTCTAAATTTAAATATTTTTGCACTGGAAATATTTTATCTGGTTTACAATCACCAAATATATTTTTTATTGTGTGTAATTTTTCTCTTAATAACAAAGCAGGGACAGCCTCAGTTAAAAATATGTATACATGTATACCCCCGCTTTTAGATTTAAAAGGTATGAAAGGTACATTTATACTTTTAATTTTTTTAAATAACTCTTCTACGTTTGGTTTGTATTCATCTAAATCTATTGCACCCCACATGCAAGTGCTATCACTTCTAATTGGACATAAACCTAAACTGTCTGCTTGAATAGTTTTATTTTTAGTTTTAACTTCAAATTTTGTACCTTCCAAGTGTGCTTTCCACATGTCTTCTGTATGTGCATACGAAGAAGTAAAAGAGGTTCCAGATTTTTTACCATCACCAATACTTGTATCTATTTGATGATAACCAAATCTTTCCTCAAGACCTGTAAATATCTTTCTAAATTTTTCTATCATAAAATATTAAGTGGGCGTTTCCACTCTCGCTTAGACGCCCACTACCTAGGATATGTTTAATATGGAGACGATTCAGATTTTTCTTCTGTACCGTGCTTAGCTTGAACTTCACCTTTACCCACTGATTCTGCAAAAGACTTAGCCATGTCATAAATAGCTTTATCTGTTACAGGACCAACTTTAGATACATCCCAACCAAACCATGTTCCTTTATCATTAGACATCTGAACGGTGGATAGTTTATAAATGTGGCTATAAGTAGGCGGTGTAAATAAACCATTTTTACCTTGCATCTTGATACCCATCATCATTGAATTCCATTTTCTACTAACCTTAAGTTGAGTAGATTTCATAGAAATCAAAGCTGTCTGCGGGTTATCACCAAGAGTCAATACAAAATGACTAGCTGTATTATCAAGATAATTACCATTTGGTAATCTGTCTTTATAATCTTTACCTCTAGTCGTTTTACTTACAATATCACTATCTGCATCGTGAATTGCAACAGGTGCACCTGTACTGGTACCTCTGTCTTGCCATTCAATATACTGTCTTTTGTAATGAGCAGGCACAACATTTAAAGTGTCGTACAATTCATTAGTTACAGTATTTATTATTTTGCCAGGTTCTGCGCCCTCGACATATTTACCATCACGCTTGTTAACTTCTGGTGATAGTTGGCCCAAAATTTTTAAGAAAGGCAACGCAAGATCTTCTTGCGATATATTTTGAGCCCCTTGTGCTGCATCAGCTTCCATATCAAATGTTGCTAATGCTCCTTCTTTTTTTGTTGCTACTTGGTTCATGTT